ATTTTAGTGTATGTTAGACTATTCATCTTTAAGAGTTTGACCAGAAGTTAGTACAACTACGGTAAAGTCTTGGCAATGAAATTCTAAGTTAAGTTTTTTTGCTAAGTTAATAGCATGTCCTGGATTGCTAAATGCTGTTTTTTTATATTTAGGTCCAGGATAACTAACTACACTGCTAAAACTTTTCAAGTTAAAAGGATTATTTTTGTAAAATACGGCCCAAATTGCTTCCGCTTCCAAAATTTGATCTGTTTTGAAATTCTTTTTATTAGTATGTTCTAGTAAAATTTTTGGTTTTGGGCGACTCATTGAATGATCCTGGATAAACATATTTATCCAAAATCATTCTGAAAAGCCTCCTCCATCCATTTTCAATTCAATTAAGTCATTGTTATTATTAGATTTTAATTCCGCTAGTAGCTTATCATAGTCCTGCAATAGCTTGGCGTTGACTTCACCAATGGTAAATGCCAATGTCTTTGCTGCTTGTATATCTAATTTAATTTCCCTTTGCTGGCTCATTGAAGCAATTTTTACTTGCTCAATGAACTGTTGTAAAGGAAAGGTATTAATTGGTTTATTTTGCATTGGCTAATGCTTCCTTAGTTTCTTCTTCAGTCTTAAAAGGACCATAATAAGGATATCTTTCAATGGTAATTAGTTTAGGGCAAAAACTTTTGACCCAATTTTTAGGAAATTTAATAATATAATGACCAGCACAGAATAAACTTTTGCTTTGATTACTTTTAGTAAACAACGGTAATTTATTTCTAACATTGTAAATGCTATTAAATGGTTCCCATCTAGTAGGGTAGCCATAACATTCATGCGGAACAGCTCTTGATACAGTGGTGTTAATATCTTTTATAAAGAATTCCCTCCCAAACTCTTTAGTTATGTCTGATTTTTTAGGAAAAACATATTCACCATTTTTTGAACTCAGCATATACTGATTGTTCTCTTTTTTATGTAGTGTGCCTACTTTAATACCATCTTGTTCTACAATCCATAATACACCATCGACAATGGGTTTAGCTTGAATACTGTTCATTTTTTCTCCATAGGATAGTTAGCTTGAAATGCTTCAGCATATTGCTGAATATTTTCAGTGATTCTTTTTAAATCGTATAGGTTACAAAACTTCATAAGCCTAATACCAACTTGACTAATGTTTTTAGGTTGGCTTTTAGTTGAAATAGTTTCGTTGATGATTTGTTTGATGTCATCGGGTTGATGTGCAAGGTCAATTAGTCTACGATTACGTTCATAGTCATCCAATACACGATGTTCTTCACCGTTATGATCTACCCAACGTTGTAGCATTAGGTTATTCCAAGCAAATCCACGACGATTACGATCATTATATGCTTCTAATAGTTTATTTTTACGTACCTTAGGATATGCGCTAAACACATTGTCAGTGGGATCACCACGCATACATTTTTCAAATAAAACCCATTCTGGATCAATTAGATCTTTTTCCGCATTGGTCTTTTTGTCAATTACACGTTTGCCTTTTTTATCAAAAATACCTTCGTGTGTATAGGTAGTTTCGGTAATGCCGTTATATTGACGTACATTAGGAGCAATTAATTGAATAAAGTCGCTGTCTGTGCTAATAATAACATGGTCATCGTGGGGATGACTTTGGATAAACCCAGCAATAAGATCATCTGCTTCTAGTTGCGGATTTTGTAGTACAGTAGCATTGGTCTTTTCTGATATGAAATCCTTAAAAGTATCAAAGGCTTCCCAGAAAATACGATCTTCCTCTTGTTCACGCTCGCTAGCAGCAGCTCTAGATTCAGCTCTATTACGTTTATAGGGTGCATAATAGTCCTTACGCCAGCTTCGGCCTTCTAAACAGAACACTAAATGACTGCCATCAAAGTCAGTCCAAGCTTTTTTAATACTGTTTAAAGTAATATGGAAAGCCATGCCCAGTTTTATATCTGCGCTACCATTAATCGCATGTCTAGAACGAAAAAATGTATTCGCAGTATCAACTAAAATATATGTCATTTAACTTCGGAACGTCCGCCACCAAGTTTGTTTATGTTAATGTATCCAGCACCACGATTAACGTCCTGACCTTCTTCGGCTAGAACGTTACGAGCAAGATCACGGAACCAACGATCTACAATTTCTTCTTGTGGATCAGCGTCGTATCCGTATCCTGCTTGCTTCAATTGTACAATGAATTGCTCGTTCCAGTCAAGCTCAAAGAAGCCATTACGAACATTTTCCTTGTTGATATGCGTTTCTAACACACCAACCCAAGGTTCGCCACGTTGTGTGGCACGTTCCTTTGGAGTCATTTTAGCAATGGCTTCCTCTTCAAGGGCTTTTTCAGCAGCTTCTTTAGCTAATCGTGCTTCTTCTTCTTTGGCTTCTTTTACTTTTTTTATTTGTTCAATAGACTCTTCTATTTTATCAATGCCAAAGATTCTTTTTAAAAATTTTTTCATTTAATGGTTTCCAAATGATAAGTCAATGTTTCCAATGGAAAAATAGGACTAATTTTATTTTCATAAAATTCAGTATATTGTTCAGCTAATGGTATTAATAATTTTTGAAACCAAGTTTGGTCAATGCCTTCATTGAATTTCTTACTGAGCATTCGAAATTTACAATTACTATAGGCATATCTTTCATGATACATGTGCCCATCGATAAAATAGCTCAATGTGTCAGCAGTAAAAAAATGTTTGTGTGTTGGATCTACACAGGCCCATTTACTACGAAAATAAGGAACTATAATAGTAATAGCAGTATTATTTTTACTGACTCTATGCAATTCTTCCATAGTTTTAACTATGTCAGTCAAATGTTCTAAAACATTATCCATTAAAATTACATCAAAAGTATTGTCGTCAAAAGGCCATGGATATGCATCTAAGTTATGAACTACTGTGGCTCCTACATTCTCATTTATATCAACAGTGACAACTTCATCATATTGATATTCTAAATGAGATTTTTTACCACAACCTAATATTAATATTTTTCTCATCATCGACCTGCTAATGGATTTGGATAGGGTTTTGGTCTGATCCATTCTGGTTGGCCTTTAGTAAACACTATCATACTATTATAAAAACAAACTGAACCAACATCTTGAAATTTACTTAATACACCTAAGTCTTCTGGGTATTCATGCCAGTGTACAAAATTTACCATGTCAAGAATCTTTTTGGCAAATTCCATCATGGTCCATTCCCTACCTACTCCATTACCCCAGTCTGACCAATAACTAGTATGAGTGTCTTCGCAGATATAAACTCCGCCGTTGACAATCTTGGGCCATACTGCTAACAAGGTATTAATCTGTTGTTTCATTTGATGACCACCGTCATCAACAAATGCATGAATAGGGCCAATTTTAGGCAGTATCATGTTCCAAAAATTTACGTCTTCTTGATTACCAATGGCAATTTCTGTGCCAGGAGTTTGTCTTTCATATACAGTAGGATCGATATCAATGCCAATAATTTTAGCCTTATCGCCGAAGTATTTTTTCCAAAGTTCCAAGCTGCCGCCGCCTTGAATGCCTACTTCTACAAAGTTGATATGACGATTTCGATATTTTTCAAAGTATTGTTCGTATACAGGCAAATATGATCCATACTTATCACAGTGGAAAGTTAGGTCATTTTCAAAAATCTCAGTTAGTGTTTTCATTAGGTTCCCCATTCGTTTTTAAATAATGGTACTTGAAGTCGGTCACTGTACCGCCATCCTTCTCGCAAGGCCATCTCTGCCACATTTCTATTATTAAGACTATACACCCGCTCAACGCCACCAACAGGCATAATATACACAGGACCTTTAAAGCCATTATCTCTATATTGTTTGACCGCTTGTCGAGCATCTTCTAAGTCCTCTTCGCTTGCTATGACAAATTTCAAGTAAGTATATCCGACCTTTTCATAGTCACACACTACTTCTGGAAGTATAGCTTCTTCCCATTTTTCCCCACTCACTGGCAGTTTGGCACTGACACTAAATGTGACTTCTCTTTGTTTATGAAGCCTATCACTCCAATTAATCAAATAATTTTTAAATTCTGGAGTTAATTTCTGAGTGCCGTTAGTTTCAAAAGTTAAATGACGCAGTCTTATCATTGAATCTACATCTAGTAATTCAGGATAGCTACGTTGCCAACCTAAGAGAGGTTCTCCTCCTGTGATGACAAGGTGTTCTTCGTTCCACGTTTTGTGTGGTAGTAAGTCCACAATATCATTTGCAAGATTACCCACATCATATAAAGGGCTAAGATGCTTGAAGTTAGGATCCCAACTAGCATAGCTATCACAGCCCGTAGATACGAGAGGCAAGTCTTTATAGCTTTTAAAAGGTCGTTCTTCATCTATTAGTGCCACATTAACTCTTTCCAAGCTTTTTTCGCCACGTGGCAAGCCAAAACCATCGCAGGTGAAGTTGCAGCCAAATGTGCGTAAAAAAACAGAGGGGACGCCCATATAGCGTCCTTCCCCTTGGATTGAATAAAATAGTTCGCTGACTTTAATCTTACTCATATATGGTAGACCATTTTTTAAGTTTTTCAAATTTAGCCAATTTGGCCTTTTCAATATTGAATTGACTAATTACACCATTCATTTCTAACAGAGTAATCATAGCTGCTAGATCACCTAGTTCTTCTTCTAGATGTTGTCGATTAGTTTTGATTTCGCCTGGTTTGCTATTGTCCATGCCAAAGCGATTGATCTTACTTACTGCTTGAATAACCTCTGCACATTCTTCTTGGAGAATGCTCATTACTTCATTTATCGAGTCTTTCACGTTGAAACTCCTCTACGTCTTTAACAGCTGATTGTAACACACTTGCATAGTTAATTGCTTGTTGTTTGGATAAAATAATTGTGCTTTCTTGTTGAATACGACCTTTAATTAGTAAAGTCCAAATATAATGCCAACGTGTCTTATCCCAAAAATTAGTTTTTTGTTGGGTGGATATGGTCACGTTGACAGTTGAATCATCTGCCTCTACACTGATATGATGGTCACAATCATTGTCAAAACATTGGCAAACTGACTGATACAGTTTAGTATTGCCAAAGTCACGATGAATTAAAATACCTTCAGCTGGTTGTTGTGAGTTCAATTTTTCAAGTTCTCCAATGTGGCAATTTTGGCAATGCGTTGTCCAAAATCTTCATCGTTGTTTATAATATAAAGAGTATGTTCATGACGATCACTTCTTCGATCATGGCGACTAAACTCCACAATTCTACCGCCAATAGCACTATAGACTTTAAACCTCATCACAGGTTCATCACCAACGGTATCCTCAATGTCGCGACCACCGATTTTTTGACTAGCCAGTTTTCTCTCTATTACAGGATCAGTCTCCAGCCAACGAAGAATTTTTAGTCTAAGCCATTCCATCATGATTTTGTCTGTTCTTGTTTAACTTGTTCTTTGTGTTGCCATTCAGCTAGTTTGGTTTGATACATGGTTTCTGTGAGACCATGCCAGCCAATGCAATCACCAGTAGGGCTACGTCCGCAGCCACAAGTTCCAACTTTCTTTTGAGTTTCCATAATATTTCCTTAGTTATCTTGGTGC